TGGTATCTCTGGAGTCGTTGATTCTGGTAAGGGTGGTGTTTCATTATTAACAGGAACTTCTTCTGTAATGACCAAATTCTCAGGTGTATAGTCAAGAGGAATAAAACTAGGAAATGGTACATCGCACGTTGTATATACACCATTAGGATCTTCAAGCAATAAATTACGATTACCAGTATTTTTTATATCACGATGTTGATAAGTACAACCAGGAACATCAATATTAGGTGGTTTTGCTATGTCTATGTAATGTGGGCTATAGATTTCTGGTACGTTTGGGATGTATATCTCACGAATACTTATATCAGGTATTTCCATTCAATCATTTTATTGATGGCATTGATGGCCCAGTGACTTTTGGTAATTCCTGATCTAATACTTTCGGCATCATACCTTGTACATTACCAAGAATCTCATTCATAACTCTTGATTTAAACTGTTCTGATGTTACATATTTATATGCAAAGTACGTTCCACCACTCATGGAAGCTACCATTACAAATGAGACAATACTCAAAACATTAGCAATTTTTTGAAACATGAAAGAAGCCTTTTCTAAAGCATTAGTACCTGTGACTATTATAACTTTCTGTGGAATCTGTGCATTAGCACCACTTTACGTTGGACTTTCTGTTATTTCTACCAAGGTACACCAGAAATAGTTGTTGGTTCTTTTTTTGAAGCTATTTCATTAGCAATATTAGTTTCAGTGTTACTTACAAAATCTGAACCTAAAGCTGCTTTTGCCCATGCAATTGCATCTGCTTTTGTGATTTTTGAGTATTCAGTAAAATTTTTTGAATCAGGTGCTGGTAAAGGAACAAGGCCATATCTTTCCGCAGTATAAACCTCTCCGTCAACTGTTTCACTATCCTCTGCCCTCCAATGCAAAGCATTAACGACATTAGTTAAACCATCTTGTGATTTTGTTGAATCTAATGTATCAACAGTCCAAGTAACAGCCATAATAATAAATAATCTACTTTGATTCTACTGTTTTTTCTGTAATGACACCATCAGTTTCAGATAAAACTTTAACAGCCCCTTGATCTTCAAGTATTGGTTGTGTTAATAAATTTGCTTCTTGCTTAAGTGCTTGTATCTCTTGAACAATTTTTATTGCCTCTTGATTCTCTTCCTCTTTTTGCTTTATTTCATTATTTAGTAACTGTAATCTTTGAATATTACTATCAAGACGAGTTTTTGATTGATCATATTGTTCTTGTGGTGTTGGCATAAATTTTTAAATATGTTTTCCTAATATACTAAACAGCTTCAAGTGCTGCAACTTTAGTTTCTAAAATTTCTATTTTTTCAATTGCCTCCTGTAATGCGGCAGTTAGTATTGGTGTTAAACGACTATAATCCAAACCTTGTGCAACAATATCACCCACTGATTTCTTATTATCATATTTGCCTTCATCAAGTCCTTCTTGTGTTACCACTTCATCTTTATATCCTGTAGCAGCACCTGCAACAATATCACTAACTTCGTGTGCAAAAAATCCATCAATAACTTTCTTTGCTGGGTCTGTCGAAAAGTTATATCTATATGGTTTTAATTTTTTAACTTTCTCAATTCCATCTGTAATATCTACCACATTTTCTTTTAATCTATAATCTGAAGTTGGATTGTATGTTGTTCCACTAGCAGTAACAGAGATATTACCTACATCAGTACCAGAACGTGCAAAAACTACGACTGCACCATCACTATTTCTATTAAAAGAACTAAAACTAGTAACAGATGAAAATATTCTGCCATCTGACCTAATACTGCATCCTACGTTTGTATCACCTCTGCCCGGCTCTTCATCAGTAGTTCCAATCATTAAATCACCACTTGCATCTAGTAACATTCTTTGATCTGTTCCTGTACCGCCATTACTGGTATAAAATGCAATACCTCTGGTAGATGCACTACCTCCACCTGTAGAGCCAAATCGCACATTATTAGCATCTTGGTCAAGAAAAACTCTATTACCACCAGCACCAAAATTAGCATCTGAACCAGAAACAGAAAAACTACCACCTGATACATAAAGTTTTGAGACAACCTGAGAACTTAAACCAATAGCAACCCTTCCAGCTTTTGTAATTCTCATAACCTCGCCATGAAAACTACCTTCATGGTGTGTTTCAAAAATTATTTCCTGACTGACACCCCCACCATCAGAAATTCCAACGCAACCAATCGCCGCACCACCTGTAGTTCCTAAATTATAACCACCAGTACCATTTATAAAAAATATTCTTCTGACTTCACCAGATTCAACTCTATGTTTTACATCACCACCATCTATAACCATCTGAACACCTGATGGATTCTTTGTCTCTCCTATTAAAAATTGTCCAGTTGAAGAAAATCTTGCTTTTTCAACACCACCAAGAACAAAAACTAAAGGTCTTGCGCTACCACTTGCTCCTGTAATGCTTCCAACTCTAGCAATATTAGCGGATGAATCATAATCTAAAATAGCACCTTGAGGACCAGCAGAAAAATTAGCAGAACCAGAAACCGATCTTATTGCACCTCCTACTTCTAACTTATCTGTAACAGGGTCAGCAGCTATACCAACTCGACCAGAACCATCTATAGATAATCTTTTACCACCAGCAGTTGTAATATTAAATTCATTTGCCGCTTCTGAAAATATTCCTGTATCCAAATCATCTCGAAATGCTAAACCTGGGGCGGACTCTGTTCCATCTTCAAGAGTCAAAGTACCGTCTAGTTGTAAAAGCTCAACCCATCCATTATTGGTTGAGTTTCTTATTTTAAGTATTCCTGAGTTGGTATCAGCCCACCATTGATATGCGTATTTTGTAGCTGGCTCGGATGAACTTGAGTTATTAGAAACAATAGCAGCTAAAGCATTATTAAGGTCTGCTCGAACTGCGGCTCCTGTTCCATTTGAAATTACATAATCATGTGTTGCCATTACAAACCTTTTTCTTTTAAGTATATGTTATCTGATAAAGAAAGCATAGTCATATTTAACCTCCTTTACCAAACCCACTTGCAATGTAAGTAAAGTTTCTATCAACAAAACTGCTTCCATTTTTTACATCTATTTGAAAAGTTGACCCAGTTATATTGTGAATAGTAAAGAAATCCCCTGCTTGAGCATTTTGTAAAGTTATTCCAATACTTGGTAAAAATTTAGATGCACTGCCATTTATAGGTACAGTTCCAACAAAAAATGGATGTTGAAAAGTTACTGTTTTGGTATTTGTACCAGACGCAAATACACCATTTGTAGCTCCACTATTTTCAATACTGTTTTCTTGTCTTGGTTTAAAAGATGCGACATAACCAAGCTCTTGTACATTTATATTTTGTGCCGGGTCAGATGTAGAAAGTAATGCCCTAAATTTAAAGCCTCTTCCTTTTGTTTCTCCATTTATAAAGGTATTAAATCTGGTAAAAGCAACACCGATAGTAACATTTCCACTTGAAGAAATTGAAGTAGGATTATCTACTTTTTCTGCTACAAAAACATTATCATTAGTTACACTTGAAACTTTAAATTCTCCATCTATACCACTGCCAGAGGTAAATTCAGCTACGAAATGATCATTGTCAGAAAAACCATGTGAAGATTTTGTTATTGTCACAAACAAACCAGAATAAGCATAAGTGCCAGTAACAGTTGCAGCAGGGTCGGCTTGAGTTGTGGCAACTTGTAGAACAGCATTCACATCATTAGCTTTATCACCATCAAAATCTGTCCAAGTGTCTATCAAACCTGTTCGCGTATCAAACAAATCATTGACTAATATGCCAGCAGTTTTAAAACGTCTTTCTAAATTGAGAACAAAAACAGCACCTAAATCTAAAGGACTTGCAAATTCATAAGTACCAGTTGATGATATTGGTCCACCAAAATCCACGCTGGCTAAAGCATCAAAATCGGTTACAGCATCAAATAAAGTAGTGCCTGTTAGAAGTAAGCCATCAAAAGTTGATTGATAGAGAACGCTTGTTTTTTCACCTTGAAAAGGTGGATTGTCTGTATCTTCTCGTCTTGTTTGTATGCCTAATAATGGCTGTGCTTCTGGCCTAGTAACAACAATTTGTGCTTCATTTTCAGAGAATCTTCCGCCGTCATCTCTTGCTTTAACGCTGTAAGTTCCAGAAAGTGCGGGGACCAAAGTTTCACTGATATTACCTGCAAGTGCTGGAATTACATCAGTTGAATTTTCAAAAGTTGCTGAAGCTGTTGCAACCTCTGGGGTAAATCTCACTACAATATTGCCACCATGAATCACGTCCACATCTGTTGACTGGTCAAATCTTAATCTTATAAATTGATCTGATATTGGTTCTGAAGTTAAGTTTGTAATGTCTGCTGGTAAAGCAGTTTTACCAACAGCTTCAAAAGTAATATTGGTTGATGTTGCTGATAATTTATTTTGAACATTATACGAGAACACCTGGATCGTGTAGGTTCCTTTCCTGCTGTTTATTATCTCAAAATCAGGTCTAGCAACTTTTTCACTAATAAAGTTATCGTTACCAAATCTGTAATTAACTTGATATTCTGTAACACCAACTATCGGTTGCCAGCTAATAATAATCTTGGATACAGCCTGATTATTAATAGGAAATATTCTTTCTACAGCATTTACAGCAGCAGGAGGTTCAGTTAGTGCATTTAATTTAGATACTGTTCTAGCTGGTAGTGCTTCGCCATCCTCAATAAATGCGTACTTACCTTCTACGTAAGATAAAGCTGTAATTGCATAATTTATACCATCTTGCTCTTCAACTGTTATTACTCTGAATAATTGTGACTGCGTAGTTACGTTTGATATAAGCCAGATCGTATTTACGTTAGGAGTTTGAGAAAAAGCGGAAGTAACCGTTATAGTCCCATTTGATACAGATAAGATTGTCCTACTTTCAGACGTTCCATCGGGTAAAAGTACGCTTAAAGTTGCATCTCCTACAGGGTTTCCACTTGCGTCTACCGCGAAATCTGTTGCAGAAGTATCATCGACGGTAACAACAGTTGTGGAAGTAACGCTTTTCAATCTTCCTCCTCTTCTTACCCCTGCTCTCACTGGATCTTGTATTTCTATGACAGCACCAGGGCGAACAATTACTCCAGAATCTATAGATGTAGTAAAAGTACAAACTTCACTTTCATTATTCTCAGCAAATACGATTGCTTTAGCTAATCTTCTTGCTTGTCCCCTGGAAGTACAGCCAAATGCCTGTACCTTTTTGACAACTGTACCTATTTTGGCTATTAAATCTGTATCCTCATGTACTTCAAAGTCTATTTCCTGGCTATCCATGTTGAAGTAAGAAACAGATACAACACTATGTCTTGTCTTGAGACTACTTCCTGCGTAACTAAATCCAGCCTCTCCCACATTCGACAAGTTAAATAAATAACTTGGGTCGGTCGGCTTGTCTTGTGTAATTGTTATCGAACCAGCAGACCAGATTGGCATACATCTCATTACACCAGCTAACTCATTTATCAGTTCAAACGCTTCTTTTGAACTTTGAATATTTACGTTGCAGCTAAATCTGGCTTCCTGTCCTCCTTGTCCATCATCTACAAGTGTATTAGCAAATTTACTGGCATTTACGAAACTAAAAAGATCAAGAGAACTATCTGTTATATGATCTCCAAATCCATATCTACTTGTAGTTAAAAGGTCAAGCAGAATCATGGCAGGACACGAACACCATGTAGCTGCTCCCATGACTCCATTAAAAATATAACCATCAGGATAAACAATACGACCAGTAGCAGAATCGACAGTAGGAGTACCAGAACTAGATGCTCCTGCACCTGGAATCCTTACTTTTATTCCTCTAATCCTAAACTTTCTATCTGGAATAGAACTGAATTGCATTGAATCCAGACGCAACGCAGTGTACGCACTGTTGTTGTAATTACGAGCTTCTTCTACTATTTCGCCAAAACTTGTCCACTGAAATGTGTCTTGAACATTAGTATCTGTTGCATCATCTGTAACTCTACTTACTCTAATATCTACAGGAAATGCACCCGTTAGTTGTATCCCATAATCTCTTTGGTAGGCATCTCCGCTTCTACCTTTTACAGTGTCAGTTACTACAGTGGTAAAACCACCAGAGTTATATTGAACAGCTATAGATAAACTAACTTCAGCACCGAGTAAATCTCCTTCATCAGTTGCTCTTTGTAGTTGCGGAAAAGTAACCGATACCCTTACTTTATCAACATTTGTATTGGTAATTTGTCTGGTTACAGGACTAGCTTTTGTTACCTCAACACCAACATTTGTTGTAGATACACTGCTATCTATATTTGGGATGGGAGTTTGACTGTCGACTCCAAAACGAGGAGTAAACGTTACATTCTGGAAGTTTCTATCTACATCTTGAATATCAGTAGAATCTGCTGATGCTCTGATGACAGGAGTATCATTTAAAAATACGTCTTTTAATGCAGCATTATTATATGCAGTTGTACCTTTTGTCCTACCTTCTTTTGAAGCAGTAGCAAAACCTTCTATCTCTCCTTCAGATATTAGATCAAGAAAAGTCGCATACTGCCTACTATGTAGAGTATCAGGTTCTCTGGTAGGTTTTGGAGGTGATGGATCGCCACCTTTAGCACCTCTAATAATACGTTTAATATCAGTCATGCCTGTACCTGTTCAGTGTCTACGGATGCACTAATTACAACCGATCCAGTGAATATTTCTCCGTAAACTATTGGAACTGGTGTGCCAGCCCTTGATGTATTTTGTATGCCGTTAAAACTAAACGATAGTCTAGGATCTTCGGCTGAGTCAAAGTCGCTTGGTTTAGGTAAAGGAGTTAGCATTTCAGAAACTCCAGTAAGAACTAAAGCTATACCTATATTTCCTGCAAATGCAGCAAAACTAAATGCTCCAGATGCAGTTGCAAATCCTCCCCCTAAACCACCTGGTCCAAGACCAAAACCTACAGTCGGATTTATTATTGCAAATCCGATAAGTACAGCACCTAATAATATCTTCCCTAATCCTCTACCAGCACCAGTGATTACAGGAATTAAGTGTATATCCTGCTGACCTATTGGATCTCCTAGTTCAGTTTTATCTAACTCGTAATCTCCAACTTTTAACTTGTAATATCTATGATTCATGTGTTGCTCAATTCCAGGGAAATTATTTATCAAAAAACTCATTGCATGAGCTAATGTGTCTGCCTTTATTTCAAACTCTTTATGTCCTACAAACTTTGCAAGCTCTCCATATAATTTTATTTTACGAAGCATAACGATACCTCTTTCCAGTACATTTTAATAACCACGGAGAATATGGTTCTCTACAAGATAGTCTATCGGTTAAATGATGTAATACCTCATCTCCAAGAAAAATAGCTACATGATTTAAAGTTGAATCTAAAATACTCATCAGTAAAACATCTCCAGCTTGTAGTTTTTCATCTGGTCTAAGTTCTCTGAATCCTGTTCGCCACGCATAGCTTTCAAATAAAGGATCTTTCATAAACTCTTCTGGAGTGATAGGTCTTTCGTAATCTTTCAACTTTATTCCCTTTTCTTGTTTGTAGTAGTCACGAACCAAAGACCAGCAGTCTGTTACACCCCATACCCATTGTCTGCCTAGTAAAGGTGCTTCATATCCCTGTGGCTCATAATACCCCCACTGTTTTGTTTTTGGATTGACTATGTGCCAAGGTAATCCACTTTGTTCACAACTAACTTTATCTGCCTGACTAGCTATCGCTGGAGTTGATGGGTGACTGTGTACAACTGCAACTATGTCTCCTAAATTATCTGCTTTTACATAATCTTCTGGGTCGAGAATAAAACATTGATGTGCTGTCATTGATAAATTACGGCAGGGATAATATCTTTCCTTACCTCTAACGTTTAATAAAAGCCCGACAGATTCCTTTGGATCTTCAATTTCAGCGTGATTAAGTGCAGCGTCTTTCCAATTCATCCTACAACTGTACCTATTGATGGAAATTCTGCTCTAGTACATTGTCTGTTAGGAGCACGAATACCTGCAAGATCAAACACTGCTGCTAATTCAAACTGAACAACTTCTCTATTTTCTGCCGATTTTCTATCTATTTTGTATATTTCCTGCGGAAACTCTGCTGTAGAATCTGGTGTTCCATAAGGATTTATGTCTCCAGGAAAATTTACAGCATCAATGAATCTTGCCAAAGTTCTGATACGAGTAACAGTTGCACCAGTAAGATCATTTCCAGTGGTTGTGGCATTTACTGTAAGTAAGATAGATGTAATTGTTCCCAAAGCATTGCTTACTGTCAAAGTGGGGCGAGGTAACTGCCCTTTTGTAAATGCAAAACCTTCGGCTTTTACAGGAAATCTTTGATATGTGTTTCCTGCCCAGACCACTTCTCCGTTATCTTTTAAAGATGAGCCAGCATGGAATCTGTAAACTGTGGTCGCTCCATGTAAGCTGTTATCTAGTGTAAGTGTAAATAATTCTATTACTGATGATGGGTTTATATTCTGGAGATTGCTAACAATAGCAGAACTACTCATGGTTCAAACACCTCTCTGAATGTTGCTTGAATTGTTGCTCTATTGTTATATGGTATAGATTTATTCCAGTTCTCGCAAACATATTGACCAGCACCCGATAAAGTAATCGAAACATTTCCACTATTGGTAGCACTGGCAGCAGCAGTGACAGTAAAAATATCTGAATCAGTGACCGAAGCAACAAGAAATGTACCATCAGTTGCAGATCCAGTTGTGTAATCAATAGTAAGTTCATCTCCTACAGCTACCCCATGACTTGTGATTGTAATTGTTACTGTAGTCCCTGATTGAGAGTAAGTTCCTGTTTTTGTAAA